TGGGTGACCACTTGGTAATAGATCCGTATCGTGTTTACCAGATCTAAATTTCCCGTTTTTTAGAGCATATAAATAAGAATTAACCCTCGCCATCGCCCATTGATCGGCACTTGATACCGTTGGTCTTACACTTTGTGGATTTGTATTATATGCACCAACACCACGATTAAATACTTTTTTTAATGTACCAACCGATGTTTTTTTTGATTGTGCGGTTACCGAATCGTTGTGATCTTTAACTTTTTTTTTTAATGCCTTTTCAACCCTTGCAGAAACCTCGGCTTTATATTCATCCTCATCATCGTGGGGTTTACCATAATGATATTTATTATTTTCTAATGCCTCATTATATTCCTCGTGTGTTTCAAAAGGCATATATATTGTTTGACCATCATACGTATGTTCATGTGAACCCGATCCGCCCATTTCCTTAGCCCTATCCTCCGCCTCCTCACGAGTTGTATATCCATCAACAAAAGATGATATTTTATCCTTGGTCAACATTACTTGTATATTCTTAATACGTTTATCCATATCATCCTCAATTGGACTTGGTTCGGGCATCTCAACGGGATCACCACTAACCGGTATTAAATTAGCCGGTATATAATAATCATTTAACACCTCATTATCCTCATCGTGATCGTAACTCATGGCTGCTCTTTTTTCATTTGGTGTTAACCACCACGCCTTAGTCATTTGGTCAACAATTTTATCCGTTTCCTCTTGTAGTTCCGGTATTACACTAAAATCATATTCAATACAAATATCCTCACCATACTTTGGGGATAACCACCTATTTAATTCATCTTGTATCTTAACAAGTTCCGGTATTACACAATTTTGATACAACGCCTTTTTTGCCTCTTTCATATTGTTATATGTACTTGATTCCGTATTATTTAAAAGTTGTACCGGTACATTGTATATATTACAAAGATCTTTTATTGAGGCGTTATATTGTTCAATTAAACTCATATCCGATGCATTTAAACCAAAGTTAACCCAAGATAATTTTTTTGGTGTAATAATTATATCACCCGCCTTTTTACTACCTTGATGGTCACGCCTAAATTTATCCTTTAATTGTTGTGCTTGAACCTCATTTAAATCACCCTCCTCACTCATCAATATACCCCTTGCCGTTTGGTTTTGTAAAAACTTAACACCACTTTCGGTTGCCTCATTGTTTGTTGTCATTGATCTTAACCCGGCTTTTAGTGGTGATTGCCCATAAAGATGTGAACCCGTACCATCAAAATATGGGTTAAAATCCTTTATATGGAGCATTTGTTCACTTGGTATTTTATAAGTACCATTATATTCAATCGTATATGATTCAACTGGTTTCATCATTCCACCGGAATTGATCTCAACAATTTGACTTGGCATAACATATAGTTCGGTGTATTTATTAATGTTATCACCCGTTTCCGGTCCAATACCATAAATGTATCGATTGCCCGTTAACTTACCAAAGGCAACTAACTCGCTTATCCAACTGGCATAGGATTGAGCCGGATTTGGGCGTTCTAATAACTTGTGTAAATCGGTGTGTTCTAACTCAACTAATGCGTGTTTTTTTAACATATTAGCTTTATACATAACATTGGGATCGGCAACCCCATTACTCATTGCCTTATATCTTTTATAACTATTGTCATCAACCTTTTTATAAATATGATATGGAATTGTTGATGCGGCTTTTGTAATAATATTCACTAATGAATATATTGTTGCATTCTTACGATAACCATCATCAATATATGTTTGGTCATTTTCGGGATTCCAAATTATAGTGTTACCCAAATAATTATATATCGCCCGATTGTATTGTTCGCTTGTTTGTTGTGATTTATTTAGAATTAAAGATCTTAACCTATCAAAGAATGATGCCATTAATATAAAATTTTATGTAAAAATACAAAATAATAAATTCTTTTTTTTATACAACAAAAAACTCATTACGATTTTTATATTTACTATAAACACAATAACGTAAAGCATCCATCAAATGGTTGTTTTTATCTAATGGTTTATTTATAATTGTTCCATCCTTTAACTCATCCCAAAAATAGGTTTGTTGTTCTTTACGAATGTTTTTTGATTCAAGTGATATTATGATCTCAAATTCTTTAAGTAAACTTATACCGGCTGATATAGATCCTTGACCTTTAATCGCACCCTTAGCCAATATTCCCATTTGTCTAAGTTCCTCGCCCGACTTTGGTTCGGCACTATCATAATAAGCTAATGTATCATCTAAACCTTTACTTTTTAAAAAGTTTGCTAAATCCTTATTTGTAACACCGGTCTTATAAAGTAACTCATTCACATATAGTTTATCACCAACCTTACCAACCTCTAATATAGCCAACGGATCATTTGTATATCCAAAGTCAATACCTAATGTGGTTTCATTAAACTCGGGAAACTCTTTGTGTGGTATATATTGCCAATTTTTAAATATTTGTTTGTCGCTAAATATAGCCCTTTGACCCTCACCATACACACGCCAATAGTCGGGATCTCTTGACCTTATACGTTCAATCTCATCAATTAATTCTTTGGGCAAAAACTTATTGTCTTTGTATGTAGATATAAATAAATCACATTCCTTTTGTTCGGCTAAATCATATAAAAAATGTACCGGATCACTTGGGTTAAAATCAATGAGTATCTCAACCCTTGTCCTCATTGCTAATTGTTGGTAATCCTCAAAAAATAATTCATTACCCTCATTAATCCATAGTATATCCCTTGATGATCCCCTAATCTTTTGTGCATCATCGGTACTAAACATCTCTAATGTATGCCCATTATATTCAAATGTATTATCGGACTTATTGTGTACCCCATGCCAATAGATACCTAATTGCTTGGATATATGTAGAAAATCCCTTAGAACGGATCTTTTAAGTGCCGGGAGTGTTTTTCTAACTATTGATATGGTTAATGGTTTTTTTTCGGTGGTCATTAAATACAAACAATATTGCATTAGTGACCAACTTTTCCCGGATCTCGTTCCGCCCTGGAATATTTTTAATCTCTTTTTTGAATTAATCGCCTCGTAAAATTGCCTATTGCAATATTCCTTTACTCTTTGTCTTTTGCCGGTGTCCATTCAATTAGTTTGCTTTCAATTGAACTATCATGTTGTATTTCTTGCCTCTCAATATATCCTCTTTTTTTACCCTTTGTTTTTAAAAGAAATATTGTTGCGGTTGTGTTGCCCTCTCTAATTTGTTGATGCAATTGGCTTTCGGCAAAATCCAATGTGATGTCCTCAATCGATTTAACCTCCTCCGCATACTTAGGATCATTATTCAACCAATTATAATGTGTTTGCCTATTGATACCAACTTGTTTACATGCGGTACTAACAACGCTTAATGTTTTCTCAAGTGCTTTGAGCATTAATCTTTTTTTATGTGTCGATACTTGTCGAGTTGCCATTAGACAAAGTTAACTATATTTTTTAATCAAAATGTTTGGTATAATAAAATAAATAAAGATCCCACACTTTATCACTTGCAATCTTTTGATTAGCGTATGTTTTTGGTGATTTTATAAATAAACCATTATCGCTTATTTCAATATAACAATCCTTTTTATTTTTTATTGGAACAATATATATTTTAATATTGTTATCTAAACACCAGGATTGGGCTTGTAAGTAAACATTCATATTAAAATATTTTTATTTGTTGTTTATGTTGTTCTATTCGTTTCTTAGCAGCTTCATAATAATCTTTGTCTATTTCATATCCAGTTAAATCAAATCCAAGATTATGACAAGCTATTGCTATTGAGCCACTGCCAAGATGTGTATCTAATATTTTATCTCCCTCTTTTGCATAATTCATAAGCAACCACTCGTATAATTTTACTGGTTTTTGTGTAGGGTGTATTCTTTTTTCTAACCCTCTACCATAATCATTAATCATTTTTGTGTTCATTGTTCCTGCTTGAACATTACCACTCCATTGAAAATCAAACATAGTAATTCTATTTTGACAATTTGTAGCTGCTATATCAGCGTGAGAATAAGTGCTTTTTAAAAAAGGTGTTACTAACTTATTATGTATTATTCTACCTTGCCCAAATAACTTTTGTGCTTCTCCATAATAATTACATCCCCAAATAATGTGCTTTTTAGAAACTCTTAGCACTTCATTAAAATAATCT